ATCAGAATATTTTGCTTTTACATTTCCTGATTTAGTGGCTTGTCTTTTCTTTTTATTTTCAGAAGCTTTTTGTCCTGGTGACATTGCATCTCTTACTTTTTTAGGTAAATACCTATCACCTTTTTTTCCTGATACATTATCCCAATCTTCTTCTGTCCATTGGTCTAAAGAACGTTGAGATTCTGCTTTGCCACCACTTTTATATTTAGGCATAACTTTTCCACCTTCTTCTTTATAACCACCACCAGCAGATTTGTAAGCTTTTGCAAGCATTTGTGCTTTACGCGCACTCCAAACTCCAGGAGGCCCACCTTTTGAACCAGCTTTAATTCTCTGAAATATACGTTTACGCATTCCTGGTTTTGTGTAATTACCTGCTTTATTTACCGTACTTTTTTTGCTCATTACTCCTCCTCAGTCCAATCACTTTTAGCAAGCTCTGCTAATATCTCACTATGATTGTAAGTAGTTAGTCCATCAAAGCAACTTGGAGTATCACCATCAAACTTTAATATAGCTTTACTACCATCTAATGTTTTTCTTAATGTATCCCTACTTGATTGCATTGCATTTACTATCATTTCATCTGTTATATCAGATACATTTATTATAACCCATCTTCTATTAGAATAATCCATTATGGTGTATCTCCTTCTATATCTTCAGCACCCATATTTGTCATAATAGCTGCATTTCCATTTACTAATTGAACTTTAACATTGTCTATTGAACCTGTAAAATTTATAGGGCCAAAAGACATAGAATATATTCTTAAAACACTACTTGTTGCTTTTACATATGCTTCATAATAACCTGTTGATGCTCCTGGTGCAAAAAAAGCAGCTTGAAATGCCTGACTGCCTGATATATCTAAAAATATTAAACCATTTGAGAGTGAAGTTAAATCCATACTAACTTTATATATTTTTCCTGTAACAGCACTAATATCTTGAGATAGTTCATTAGCACCTATTGAACTTGCAGCTGCACCACCAGGACCAATAGACCAACCTGTTCCTTTTGTCCAATCAGAATCAGAATCAAATGTTCCATTGGTAACCATATTATTTCCTAATGTAGCATTTGTTTCATCACATATGAGAAATGATGATGTAAATGAATTTTTATCTAAAGAACCATCACCCATTCTATACCAAGCCTGTAAATTGCCTGATGCTACACCTTCTTTATGATTGTAAGGTTCTCTACCATTGTATATGGTTTTAACTTGATTAGCAGTTAATGCTGAGTTGTATATAGCCACTTCTGATATACTGCAATCTGAATAAGTTGAGCTAAATCTACCTATATAAAAATCACCTGTATTATCTAAATCAGTAGTATCTGCACTATCTGTATCATCTAAAATTCCATTTATATATCCAACTATATTGCCATCTCTATCAGCAGATATAGCAAAATGCACCCATTGATTTTGCAAATTGTCAAGGTTTACACTTGTTCCACCTAAGTATTCAAGCTTTGCACTTCCACTAATTTTTGAATAAAATTGTAATCTTGGAGGATTTGATTGGTCAGTTCTTAGATAATATCTATTGTCATTATCTTTTCTTTTACTAACTATATAAACATTATCAAAATCAGCAGCTTTGACCCAAGCAGTAATAGTAAAATCACCTGTGCCTAAATCATTAGTATTTCCACAATCTAAATAATCATTAGAACCATCAAATGCTAAAGACTTTTCATCTCTAAATACATCACCACCTTTTGTTGATATGCTCTTAGAAAACATTAATCTTTTACCACACCAAAATGAAATATAATATCTTCACCTGAACCAATAACAATATTACCACCACTTACATTAACTACACCAAATTTTAAATTTTTAGAAGTAGATGTAGCTTTCATAACAAGTCCAATATTACCTTTAGTACATACTCTTGCACCACCAACATCTGTCCAGTTAGAAAGCTCAACAAGAGCTACACTATTGTCTGCTACTGCATCTGCTGCACTTATTGCACTTCCTACTGTTCCTAAATCAGTTGCACCTGTATTAGTTATTAAAACATATATAGTACCACCAGTATCTGATGTATCTATTGCTGTTATAGATTGTAAAATACAACAACCACCTTTTACTGCTACTGCATTTTCAATAGTTATAGCTTCTGTCATTAAATCACCATTTGAATAAGTTGCTTCTGCTATATCAGGTGTAGCACCAATTAAATCAACATCCATTGAGTTTATTTTTTCAACAACTGTTCTTCCGTGTATATCTGTTTCTGCCATTTTATTCTCCTTTCGAGTGTACTTTAAGGTCTTGACTTGACCGTGAATGTACTCTTATTATTAAAAAATTTGAAGTAGATTCGGAGGCCACCCTTTATACGATAGCCTCCATAGTTCTACAAAACTATCAATCCTTATTGATTCGGATTATTGGTCAGTAAAATTACAGAAAGTGTCTGTAGCAGAAACAACGGTACCATTAACATACCATACTTGTCCATCGCAAACAAGCTTAACGCATGTGCCTGCTATTGGAGTAAATACAGATAGTTGTGAGTTACTACTTCCGTTTGAATCTAAGACAGCAGTATCGTCTCCACCAGCATCAGTATCATGCCCAACTAAACCACCAATCATGTAATTGCTATTTCCTGTAGTCTTAATAATCCAATCTTGAGCATCAGCAGCTGTGCCACCATACCAAAATTCATAAGAAAGACCAACTTTTTCTGCAGGTAATGTAATAGTACAATCAGCTGTTAAATCTGGCATAACATGAATTTTGCCTGAATCATTAGCTAATATAGTTGATGTAGCTGCATCTGTTACAAAAACAACATTTTGCACATTTCCACCATATTTAGCACTATTTTCATTTAATATATCACTTCTCATTTTACACGCCCTCCAAGTTAATAAGTGCATGAGTTTCAGGAAGACTTATTTCAAGACCTGCTTCTGTAAGAATCATATCTTTTCTTAAATCTTCATCAGCTTGTTGCACATTTGTTGTTATTGAAGTATCACGATTTAATCCATTTCCAACAAGAGGTCTATAAGCAACGTGGTCAAGGTCAACCATCATCATAAATCCAGCAGAAAAACCTCTGAATAATGATTCAGCAACCAATGTTACATCACCATGGATTGTTTGAACTTTATTAACTAAATGTCCAAACGCACCCTGACTTGCTGGAAAGTTATAACGAGATTCACCTGCTAAACTACCATTAATGAAGTCACTAGCACCTAGTTTGTTGAAATGAGATATTACTGGTCTTGAAGCTAAAGCTAACTTAGCTCTTCCACCACCTCTAGCAGGGTCAAATATTACTTCAAAATCAGAAAGCATATCATCATAAGTCCACTCTGATGCTGTATTTGATTTATAATATGGAAGACCTGAATTGTAAGATAGTTGAGAACCATCGTTCACAATTTGAGCATAACCATTTTTAATAGTTGAACCAACAATACCATCAGTATATTGAATACCACCTGAAGTACCTTTTTGACCAAATAACATTGCTCTTTCAATATCTACTTTATGCTCTCTTAATTTAAGATTCCAAATTCTTTGGAACTCATCTGCATAACCTCTGTAGATTGTTGCTCTTGCAGTATTAGTCATTTCACAAGCAGTTTTAAAGATTTGGGTATAACCTAAATCATGGTCAAGCTCTTGTGAAAATACATCTGGTGCACCTGAACCTTGTTCAAATGATGTACCAATAACTGTACATTTTGAGTTATCATCTAATGCTAATGTAGATGATGCTCCAACATGAGATATTGCAGTTACACTACAACTAGTTTGACCACTTACTGAATTATCAACTGTATTAATTCTAACATTTGCAGTTGTTGGAACAGAATTACCGTCAACATCTCCAATTGCTACAACCATACCAGGTATTAACCAATCAACACTATCAGTATTATTAACATCAAAAACTACACTATCATTACTTCCTTCAGCAACTAAAGTTATACCACCTTTTAATAAAAAACTCCTATCGGTCATATGAATCTTAGTCCTGTCTTCCAAAAATCTGAATTGTGAATCAGATGTTGGAACTTTTGCCACTTTAGACAGATATACAAAAAATGGAGATTCCTCAGGACTTAAATCAGCAACCCTATCACTAAAGTCATATAAACGTCTTGACGCATTTGATAATGATAAGTTTGTCTGTGACCCAGGAGTTCCAAATTTAACCTGTCCAGAATTATATTTCTCTGACATTTTATTTCTCCTTTAATTACAATACATTACTTCGACTACCAGCTTTCACAATACCTTCCCATACAGAGTCTTTTTCATCTTTTTTAATCGGTTGCTCACCTGATAAAATACCAGCTTGTTGAGGAACTGATTGATTTTGACGAATAGCATCTAATGGGTTATTGTTACTTGCTTCGGTCTTATCTTGCGTTACAGCCTGCCACATGTTGATAGCGCCATCAATGCCATATTCTGCAGGATTCTTACTAGCAAAATCCATAAATGAATTAATTTGCTCAGGATTTAATCCTTTGTTAGCAAGTTCAGTTTGAAGTTTAGACATACCAACTTCTTTTTTAACTTCACTTACTTGGCTTTGAACACGTTTTTCAACTTCAGCATCTTGTAACTGTTGTCGATATTTAAACGACACAGACGATGGGTCATTAAAGGCTTCCCAAGGGTCAAACTCATCCTTAGATAATTCAATTTTTTCAGTTTGTGCAGTTGGTTGACCACCCTGAACCATACCACTAATGGTATTTACTATATCAGGTCTTGATTCCAACATTTGACCAATCTGTTCATATTGTTTTAACTTTTGGTTTTCAGCATGTAGTTTGTCTTTTTCTGATTGAAAATATTTAGCTTGAGATTCCCAATCATTATTAGATTCTTGCTGTTGAGTTGCTTCATCTTGCCCTACATTATCAGTAACTTGACCTTCTTCAAGATTGTTATTTTCTAATGCGTTATCCATTTTATTCTCCTTTTTTCTGCAATCTCTCTTGCTTTTCTTGAGCTTGGCTACGTACACGCAACTTCTCTGCTTCGAGTTTAACTGCACTTTCTAGTTTACCAACTGCTATAGTATTAGCAGATTTGGTTTTTGACTCTTGTGATTTTAGCTCAGTTTTGAATTTCTCTACTTCACTACGTTTCCTTGCTGAGATTGACTCTCTGTGAGCTGTTTGTAAATCACCTTGTAAATTTTTAACTGCTTGTTGTGCTTGTTGTAATTGACCTTGCAATTGAGCCACAACATCCATTCTTTTAAGAACACCCTCTTTATCAAAAATTTCTGTTTTCATTAAAGCTTCTGTTCTATCAATAAGTCCAGCTTGATATGCTTCCATATATATTGACCATTCACCCCATTTATTTGATGGCATTGTAGAATTACCAATAACATTAATATCATATTGACCAATAGTCAAATCATTAATCATTTCGTTTATGGCTTGTGATTTATCATTATAAACATTTACCATATATTCACTCATATCATTATTAGGCTGAACTACTCTAAATGCTTTCTTATATGTATAATGTTCCTTAGCTAAATTGTATATTACTTGTCCAAGTCTTCTAAGTGAACCTTCAATGTCTCTTAATTTAGATTTACTACGTCTTTGACCAAAGTCTTCTAACATCATTGTAGCTGAAGATGTATTTGGTGCAACAGCACTATTACCTTGCATCATTTCAAATATACCCATATTTAAATCAATATACTTTTCAATTAAAGAAGGTAATTGCATAACTGAGTTTGATAAAGGTTGTGGTGATGGAAAATGAGGAGCACCAAAAGATGGGTCATATTCAATTGTTGCATTTGGATTAGCCCAACTTCTTTCTAATTCCTCAATATCATCAACACTTCCCTGTGGTATAAGTAGCTTTAATCCAGATGATGCTTGCGCATGAGATGTAATTAAAGACATTGTTTTATTTAAAAATCTTTGAAAATCTTTATTTTTCCTAACATCACTCATTGGATATGGTGTGTTAGTCCAAATGTTTGGTACAGGTACAATAGGATATTTATCAGTATTTAATATATATTCATATAAAACTATTTGACCTAATGTGCATGTAAGTTTTATTCTAGTTTGCTGTACTTCTACAACATCAATTAATCCATTTTCTAAAGCTTTAGCAATTTTATCATCAGCTAAAAACTTTTCCATATTTTTTGTATCTAATATTCTTTCTTCACCAGATTGAACATCCATAATTCTATAGTAAGGAACTTTAACTTTAGAAAAATATTCTATTAATTGATATTTTTGTGAACCTTCACCTGTATCTTTATCTTTAACATAGTCAGGTGTAAATGTACCTACTGTTCTTTTATTAATTGGTGATGGATAAGTATCATCTTCATAGTATGATTCAACAAGGTCAATTAAAAGTTTACCATCTTCTTGTTCTTCTGATAACTGTGGATATAAATCTAATAATTGAAATTTTGTAAATATTGTAGATAACATCATTCCTGTAGAATCATCAAAATACTTACTTCGCGCATTTGGGTCAACTACAACTCTAAATGGGTCAACATACGTAAATTTAACTTCTCCTCTACCATAATCAGCTTCCCTATCTACATATGCATAAAAATATCCTAAACCTGTAACAGCATAATCGTGTATTGTTTGTTTAAATACTTCATTACCATCTGATATGTTCCATATATAATCCATGATAGTTCTCCAAACAGCTGCCAAATCACTATCAGAATCTTCTCTTGGCATTGCAGAAAACTTTGGAGGTTTAGATGTTATAATAGCTTTGAACTGCTCAATAGCTGAATATATTCTATCTAATGGTATATTTGATTGATTTCTTTCAGCAAGAGCATCAGCCTCATCTTCTGTAAAGTGATTACCTAAATAAAAATCAATATCTTCGCGAGCATGGTCTTCCCACTCTTTACGAGCATCTGACCATCTATCCCAAAGTTCTTTAACGTAAGTTGCTTTTTTATCGGATTTAATCATGTTGCGTAATATATAACATATTTATTATAATAATCAACCCCTTGCCCCTGTAATCCAATTATAGGTTTTTTTTGGTTTTTCCCACTCTTCTTTATTGTTTTTAACTTTTTTTACTTTATTGGCTGATTTACTACCTTTTGCATATTGTGTTGATAACCAAAAAGCATCAATAGTATCATCGTGAGTTCCTTTTGGAAAGTCTAATAATTCACCAATAAACTCATGCATATCTTTTTTAAGATGAACAGCACCTGCTTTAAACATTGGTTGTAAACCTTCAAATAGTCTGTCCTTCTTCTTTTGATTACCATAACCTTTTATACCTTGTTCTATACCAGGAAGAAACTTTCCTTCTTTTTTACTTCTTTTGTGTATATAATCTCTTAACATTTCCTGATATGATATAGTTTCAATGTTTATTCTTTTGATTGGTCTGTATCGTTCAGCAATTTTAAATATCTCATCTGCACAGTCCATGGGTAATACCCTTTGTCTCCAATACTCAATAATATAATAATCATATTCAGCGGTAACACCAATAACCATAATAACACTATAATCATTGCGCCTACTAAGAGTTGAAGCAGGGTCAACACCCATATAAATATTAACATATTCAATTCCTCCATCTTCTAGCTTTATATACCAAGAATCTCTTTTATTATCAAATTTAATGCTACCACTATATAAATTATCAACTATATCACTTTCACTAAAGATTTGGTCTTCAGGTGATTTAGCTTGATTCATATATTCTTGATAAAATTTAGATGGTGTACCAGAATCTATATAAAATTGTTTTCTTTCTTCTAATTTTTTCAAAGGCCATCTTGAAGGCCATAATGGACTGCCATCATCAAGTATTGCTTTATATGTAATTAAATCCCAAGAGTATTCAGCACCATTGTTCATTGCTTCTTTATAATTTCTAACAAGTCCGTTTAAAAATGAATCATAATGTACAATAGTACCATTACACCATAAAAACCCACCTTTATCAAAATCAATAGCTGGATATACAGCAGCTGTAACCCAATTCTTTATTTGTTGTCTAGCTTCAGGAGTTTTTGTATTTAACTCAGATTCAAAGTCATCAAGTATAATTCCAGTATATCTTGTAGATAATTGCTTTTTACCACGCAGTCTTTGCGCTGCTCCCTTTGCAATCATCCTACAATTATTTGTTAATGTTATTTCGTTCTTAGTCCACTTATCACCTTGTAAGTCACCGAAATAATAATGTATTGCAGGATTTGAGTATATGTGATTAGAAATCCAATTAAGGTTATCAATAGCTTGGTCTTGTGCCTCGCCAACCCAAGCGATAAATTCTGGGCTTTCTTTATTCGCAAATAAGAACCGATGTAAAACCGCAGTTGCAGCTAAGGTTGACTTTGCGTGGTCACGAGGCAATACAAGAGCCAATTGTTGATTATCTCTATCTAAAAGTTTTTTACCAACAGTATTATGGAAATCAGGAGTTGCGGATGCTAAATAATCTTGTGGTGAAAAGAGTTTACCAAATACAATAAGGTCATTGTAAGCCATTTCAAGAACTTTTTCATTGTTTGATACATTACCGTTAAGATTTAGATTTGCCATATATTAGCAGTTCCATTTTTTTAACGACAAAGACAATCTATCTTTACCAGTATTATTGCTGGGCTTTTGTCTTTTTCTCATACCTTTCATTCTTGCACAAAATGATTTTCTTCTTTTTGCAGCTTTACTACCTTTTTTTAATTTTGAGGGTTTTGTTGTTACAGCGGTTTGTAATTTAGAGCCAGGGTTAGCTCTTCTATATGATTCAACGCCTTTTTTATTTAAACCGCCACTTGGGTCTTTTCCTTCTTTACGTTGCCATGCAGGAGTTTTACCTCCTTCTTTAAACTTTGCTCTACTTCTTGCGTCCTTTACAGGTATCTCCGATGCCCA